TCGATGCGCGCTTCGGAAGGCGCTTCGTGTCCGAACCCATCGCCACGACGCGCGCGTTGCGGCGGAACACGCCGTACTGCTCGCGGAGGGTGATGAGTTCCGACTCGAACTCCTCAGGAACGGCGAAGCCGCCCTGCGAGTTGATGCCCTCGATGTGGCCCTTCATGCGGATGAGCGGAAGGCCGTTCGACTTGCACCACTCAGCCGACTTGACGTGGCCGAGAGCGCCGAGCGCCCAGCGACCGAACTTGTAGGCCGATTCGGTGGTCTTGAGGTTCTTCAGGCGACCGAAGACGCGCGCCTTCTCCCAGTCCTTGCCCATCTCGGCGCGGACGTGGAACTTGTGCGCGAGGACTTCCTGCGCGAGGTTCTTGCGAACGCTCTTCGCGATCTCCTCGGCGCTGGCGGCGTCCGCCTCGATCTCCGGGGCCGCAGCCGGAGCCGCAGCCTTGATGACGACGTCGAGAGACGACGGATCGACGGCCATTCCGGCCTCGTCAACGATCATGTAGTTCTCAAGGACGAGCGCCTTCTGCGCGATGACGCCAGCCTCGCCCTTCTGCTTCGCGGCCTTCTCGAGAACGGTCGAGAAGTCGCTGAGGTTCATGGTCTTCATGGTGAAACTCCATCAGTTCGGCTGATCTCTCTCTTCACGCCCGAGGGTGTCTTGCAGGCACTCGCCGTAGGTACACCCGGTCAGAGATAGATCGAGCCTTTCGCACGGGCGATCTCGCGCCGCACGATGCTGTCAAGGTCAATCGGCGCGCGCTTCGCGCGAGTTGAGGCCGCAGGCACGTTCACCGTCACGACCACGCGCTTCGGGGCATCGACGCCGAACCATCGCTTTGCGGCGACCGGCGAGACGATGCCCTTCTTGACGGCGGTGATGAGCGCCTCCGGGTTCGCCTGAAGCGGCGCGAGGCTGACCTCGAGCAACTTCCAGCGCGAGAAGATCGTGGAGACGTTGCCGCCGTACTTCTTGCGGTCCACCTCGGTCGCGCGGCGCGTCCCGCCCTCCTCCGGAACGTAGCCGACGCTCACGCCGTTGACGATCCCCTGCCCAACCAGCGCGGCGGCGACCTCGGGGAAGAACTCGCCCGAGTAGCCGTCCGGGCGCTGCGCGAACGCGAACTCCCCGACGATGTCGCGCTCCCTGCGCTTAATGCCGACGCACTTTCCGACAGGCTCGGAGTAGTCGTGGTTCCAGAAGAGGACCGGGTTCTGCTCGAACTCCTTGGAGTTCATGCCCTGCGGGATCAGCACCTCGCCGTCCCGGTCGATCGTCTCTGCGGTGATTACTGCGGTGAACCCCTTCGCGGTTCCCTCGAGCCGCGCCGGGAGCGCCTTGCGGTTGATCGTGTTCATGGGTTGATTCCTGCATCGATGGCGATTCGACGTCGCTCGGCTTCGCCTGCGGCGCTGGCGTCGATCTCGCGCGAGATGGCTTCGAACTCGTCGTCCAGCACCGGGAGCATCGAGCATCGGCAGTTGGGGTGCAGCGGCGGACCAGCGACGTCTTCGTAGTCGAGGACCATCGCGCCGCCGTCAGCGCCCGTCAGGATGTCGCCCTTCTTGAAGAACGTATCGCCGACGCCGATCGACTTCTCGCCGTACTGCTTTGCGGCGGCCTCGCAGAACTCGCACGGGTCCGGCGCGAGGAGCCACGTCTTCCCCTTCACGACGCCCGTTGCAGACCACGCCTCGACCTCTGCCGTCCGCGCGGCGCGCGCCGACTCGGTGCGGGCGACGGTGCGCGCGCGGCTCCACGATCCGTCCTGATCCTTCTGCGACTCTGCCCAGTCCTGAACCCGGGCCGCGAGTTTCTGCGTGTTCTCGCCGTTCTCGAGGCCCGTGCCAAGCACCTCGCGGACGCGGACGGTCTGCGTCTCCACGACGCCGGACGCCGTCTGCCGCGCCAGCCGGATCGACTCCGACTCGGCGTACTTCGCGAGGTCTGCCCGCTCCAGTTCGAAGTCCACGCCGCTGGAAACCTTCGCGACGGTGTCGAGGCCGATGTTCGCGCCGGTCGAGATCGCTTCGCGCAAGTAGGGCGCAAGCGCGTCCACCAGTTCGCGCTGGTAGTTACGACTGCGGAGGATGCGCTCGGCGCGCGAGATGAGATCGGCGGTCGGCCTCTCGGCCTTGGACAGTTCGTCGAGGACCGCAGCCACCTGCGCGTCGAACACGCGGGATACGGCCTTGGACGCCTCGTCCTCGGCCTTGCCGATCTTCTCGGCCTCCTTCTCGGCGTTCTTCACGCGCAGCCATCCCGCAAGGTCAGGCTGATGCTTGCCGACGAACTCCGACTGCTTGACGGTCTTTCGCGAGGCGCAACCGCAGCCGCAGGACTTCTTTGCGCGCGCGCGGTCGAACTCCTCGACCTTGGCCTTCGCCCACGTAAAGCCCTCGTCGCCGCCCCATCCGTTCCACGCCTGCCAGCCCTTGCCCTGCTCGTCCCACGTCTCGCCCTGCTTGTCCTTCTCATGGCGCTCGAAGTAGGCGACCATGCGGCGGATCGTGTCCTCGCTCAAGTTGGCGCGGTTCGCGAGGTCGCGGGCGCGGGCGATGCCGACCTCGGTCATGCCGCGCTGCGATTCCGGCTTCGTCTCGCGCACCTCGAGAGCGCGGCGCGCGTTCTCGGCGACGGACGCAGGCGGCTTCGTGTCGATGCCGCCGACCTCGGCCTTGCCGATGGCCTCCTCGAGTCCCTTGCCTTGGCACATGGAGTAGGCGATGGCGACGGCCTGATCCTGCTCGTAGCCCTCGTCAACCAGTTTCCCGATCTTGCCGGACACGCAGTCGGAGAGCGCGTCCTTCTTCTCGATCGACTTGGCCTCAACCTCGGGCGCTGCGGGCGCTGCGGGCGCTGCGGGCTGCGCCGACGCACCGAACAGGCCAGCGAACGGCGAAGCGGCGGGCTGCGGCGGCTGGCCGCCGAGCGGCTGGCCGTTGATGAGGAGTCGATCCGCGCTCGGATCTTCCAGCCTCTCCAAGCCCTCCATCTCGCGAGCCTCGTTCGCCGTCAGGATGCCGCCAGCGGTGTACCCGCGCCGCTTCTCGTACTCGAACTTCTCGTCGGCTCCAACCGGGTTGTCGTACGCGAGGAACGCATCTTCCGCGATGCCGAACATCGGCAGCAGCGTTTGATTCAGCACCTCCTCATCCATCCGCATCAGCGGAAGGACGCTGGTCGCCTTCCACGACGTGAAGCCTACCGTCGCGCTCGCGAGGTTCGGATCGTTCGCCTTCAGCATCGACACCGGGACGCCGAACACCGCCGCAATCTCCTCCACGATCTGCTCGCGGCCCATCATGTCCTTCGGCGAGAAAGACAGCGGCTTGATGTCGATGTCTGCGGTGGCAGTCAGGAAGCGGCCCGTCCGGCGCGTACCCCGCAACTTGCTGTCGATCTGCGCCTCAAGCCGATCAATCTCCTCCGTGCTGGCGTCCCCCTTGATCGTCAGCAGGTAGTCGGGCCGCGCCTTGTTCGCGAACCAGTGGTAGTCCATGTCGTGCAGCGACTCGTTGTTCGTCGCCGCGCCCCACGCCGCCTCCACCTTTCCCATGCCGTAGTAGATGTCCTTCGGGTTCGGGCGCTTGAAGTGGATGACCTCGTCCACCTCGAAGAAGGCCCGCTTCTCGTACGACACGCCGTACAGGTAGCCGTCGATGAACTCCTCGGTTCCGGGGACGATCTCGACCCACGGCGAAGGCATCGTCCACAACTCGACGGGGATTCCGAGGCGGCGGTCAAGCACCGGGTGCAGGTAGGCGTTGCCCGTGAGTTCGAGGTACAGCACACGCAGGACGGTCTGCTCGAAGCCGTTCTGCCACGGGTTCGCCTTCGACAGCAAGTCGAGGACAGGATGGTTCTCGGTGACGATCTCGTAGTCGTCGCCGAACTCCGCTGCCTTCGTCAGCGCGTATCGCGATGGCAACTGGTCGAGCGATCCGGACAGGTACGCCTTCGTGCGGCGATCCGTCCTGCGTGTGTTCCACAGTTTCGTACCGGCGCTGCGGTTCCTGACGTACAGGCGCAACGGCTGCGAAGCGACCGCGTAGGCGTTCAGGTTCGCGGCGGCGTAGATCCATGAGTTGTAGTACCTGATGGCCGCGCCGTTCGAGAACGTCGGACGCGCCGCGTCTCCGCTGATGACCCGCGTGGAGGACTGCATCCACTTGCGCGCGTCGGTCACGGACTTTCTGAACAGACTCAGGAATCGCGACATCAGATGACCTTCATAATCAGGGGTTTCTTCTGCCGCCTCGCATGGACGGCAAGCGCCAGCGCGCACACGCCGTCGTCGTGACCCGTTGTCGCCTCGTAGGAGACGTTCCTCCCCGAGTATCGGTAGCCGAATGACTCAAGTTCAGCGCGAAGCCAGCCGTCCGGGTAGCAGATGTCGCGTCCCTGCACCGAGATTTGCAGCCCTTCCATGAGTTGCTGCTTGCTCTGCGAGGTGAACTTGAAGCCCTCGGCGCGGCGGCAGACCTTGCGTAGATCCTCCACGATCGGATCGCCGACGCCCGTCGAGTCGATCTGCGCGGGACGGTCGCCGATCATCTTCGCCAGCCTCTCGCGCGTGACCGACCACGGAGCCTGCCATCGGTCGAGGCGGCACACCGCGCCGTCCTTGTCGAGCGCAACGGCCACGGTGTAGTCTTGGCTCTTGGCGAGATCGACGCCCCAGCACTCGGGCGCGGCCTCGGACATCGCGCCGATGCAGGCGCGGATCGCGTCGAGTCCGAACGGGTTGCCTCCGTCCTCTGCCGGGACGCCCTCGTATTCCTGCGCGAACACCTCCGGCGGGAGCGAGCGCCGCGCTGCCTCGACTTCGTCGGAGTCGATATGCGGGTTGTGGCGCGTTCCGATGCGGAAGGCCTGCATCTCGCCAGTTGTGTCACCTTCCGCCTCGGTGAACAGGCGGTGGAAGTCGCCCGTTCCCTTCGGCGTCCCGAGGAAGAGCGCGGAACCCTTGCGGTCGGCGAGAGTCGGGCGGGCCGCTTCGCGCCAC